GTAGCCATTTTCAGATTTAATGAAAGTGCCAGTTATACCTTCAATTTGTTGTAACTTTTTTACTAATTCTAATTTAAGTTCAACTGCTTTTTTGTAAACTGCTAAAATGCCTAACAAAGTATTAGAATTATCTGCAATAAAACTTTCCATGCTTTCTATTTCTTTTCTACGATTTTGTATAGCTACAGGTTCTGGTTTATTGGGATCTTTAGGTTTATTTTTATCTTGTGATTTTTGTAAAACTGCGTCTATTTCTTTTTCTTTAGTCAGTCTGACATAGTTCATAAAATCTTTAAGAAATTCTGTAGGATTGTTTACTTGACTAGTGCCCCCAGGACTTAAAGCATGAGAGGGACTTTTTACTACGCTGTTAATAAAAGGCTTAACGTATTTACCAAATTCACGACTTAAAAATTTATCAAATTTACCGGGATCAATTTTCATGAGAGTGCCGGCAACTTGGTTAAGGCCTGAAATAATAAGTTGATTTTCTTCAGGTGTTAAGCTGGCAATTCCTGTATAATCATTGTAGTATGCATCATCAAACCATACATCCGGATTTTGTTGTAGACCTGCTGCCCTAAAACCAAATTTTGCTCGCATTTCTGGAACATTAGCAAATGGTTTTGCACCTGCATCTAATTCTTCTTGACTAGGTGGATCCCAATCATATACTGTATGAAAAATAATTCCGATTTTTGCTCTACGCCATTTTGCAGCTAACTCACTATTTCTTGATGTTGTATACGTTATAGTGTTAGGAGTACATGCTAATAAAGGTTCGTCGCCAATGGTAATTTCTTCTAAATCTTGGTTAGTAAACAACAGATCACCTTTAATTACTCCGCTGATTCCGAGTTTAGGCAAATACTTCAAGCATAGTTGTAATTTCCTAGCAAGTTCGTCGCTACCATACCATTTTTCGATGTCTTTGGGAGTTTTACAAAGTTTAGGTTCAGTTTTTGCGAAAACACTTTTTGTACCAACAAAAAACTTGCTGTCTGTAGGGTCTGTGCCGCAGTGTATGGCAGGAGCACCATCCCATTTTACTGTAACCTGACTGGGTTCCCCTGAACCCGCTGCTAACATAGATCTGACACTATTTACATAATTAAATGCTTCTAATGCACCCCAATGGCCTTTGTTAAAAATTTCATCTTCAAGATGTTCCAAATGTGTGGCTTGCTCCGATGCGCCTTCTGTTAATAACCATTGAGGTTTTTGATTCTTTATTTCGAATAATTTCATTTAGAACCGTTCTCCGATATAATACGTTTTAATCCCCTTGTAAATTTTGTAGGATCTTGATTTCTTATACTATTAACTAACCTACGCTCCAATTCTTCCGATTGTGACGAATCATAATTTTCTTTTATAAAATTTATCAAATTGATTGCACTTTGTATAACATGACTAGCTTTAGATTCTACTAGATTATGCTTGTCTTTATTTAATTTTAACGAATCTAGTTCGTCTAATATACTACGTGTTTTTTTAAGCACAATAAATTCCCAAATCCTTTATATATTTATTTAATTCATATTTGATTTAAGACCAGCTAACATTTGTTTTAATTTATTACTTTGTATTTCAGCATCAATTTTAGGGGACTCTTCATTTGTTATCTTTGGCTTGATAGAATTCATAATACTACCAATTTGCGGTTTTACAGTACCAGGTGTGCCCTGAGCTTCTTCGCCAGGATCAGTAATACGCAAACTTTCAATATCAAAGTCTAAATCTACCTTCATACCTACACCACTGCTACTACGTGTTTTCATTAACTGAATTTGATAACGTCCGCGTTCACGCATTGCTCGACTTGTAAAAATACCAAATACATTATCAGCAGTATTAATTTTACTGATACCTCCCGAAATATGGCTATGATCAAATTCAATTTCTTCCACTGCACTACGATTCAACTGCGATGCTGTAATCATTAAGATATTAAACTCTTTAGCTAAATTACGTAACTCCTCACTGACATATTTGTCTTTGACAAACAAGTCGTTAGGGCTAACTTTAGCACTCACTGGCATCACAAGATCCAAATAGTCTACCATAATAAAGTCTGCCCGCCGATTTGTCTGGACTTCTAATTCTTTAAGATATGCTCGAATCTGATTTACATTACTCTGCGCTGGCATATATTTGATACGTAGACTGCCTGACTTTTTGCCAGCCATCTTAATTTTCATTTCCAGTGTATCTAAATCTTTAAAAATCTCTCTTGTACTTACATTGGCCACCATACTGTCCATACGCATCGCACACAGTTCCTCACTAAGTTCTAATGTAAGAAATACACCATGTAGACCCTGTGTGATCCAATTAATTGCAATGTTCTGCATGAATAAGCTTTTGCCTGAACCTGAACCTCCTGCAAAAATATTCAGTTCGCCGCGATTCATACCACCAAACAATCGCTTGTCTAAGGTAAGCCACCCTGTTGTAACCTGTCCGTTATTACTTTTGATTTTCATTAATCTGGCTCTGGGATCAGCAAAGTAGTCTGTGCCCATATCCTTAGTAAGACTGATTTGTACTGCATCTTTGATTAATTTTTCAACAGGATCAAATTCACCCTTTTCAATCATATCGGCAGCTTTAAGAATAGCACGTTCTAGTTCTTGTTTTTTTGTAAACGATTCAAATTCTGCCATGAACCAATCATAATGATTTTCATTGAGGTCAGGAACAGATTCCAATTCTATACTAGTTACAGCTTTAATTTGACTAAGGGTAGGCATGGATTTATGTTGATCAACATGATCTTTTATAAATCGTGCTGCCTCGCGTAAACTACGGTCAAAGTTATCCGGATTATAAATGTTTTGTACTCTGATGTAACTTTCAGAGTTTTGTTGCATCATTTCTAAGAATAATTTTTGTAAATCAACACTATAATTTTTATTCATTTTCGATCTTAGCGCAATTAAATGTACAAAACCGTGGTTTTTCTTTTTCTATGCTTTGAAAAAACTCAATTTCTTGATTAATAATTTTAGTCATAGTAGTATTTTTTATATCATATAGATTTTTTTCTTTAAAAAATTTTGACTTATAATAAAAACGATGATCGTTTACATAACAACAGGGAGTATAATATCCAGTTGCAGTTATAAAGTGCTGACGATTATTTTTACATTTAGGATCTATTTCTTGATTATAATTTTTATTATATTTCCATTCTATAATACTATTATTTCTGGAACCGTGAAACTCTATATTAGTTGGTTTTAAATAATCATGATCGGAATCCCATCGATCACTTGGTTCAACAATAAATTGTTTGATTCCTATATCTTCCGACAATTTTTTTGTTGTTTGAATAGAGTCTTCATTAAAACGAAAAGGAATAAATTTCCATTTTGACTTTATGTAACTGTCTGCTACTGTTTCCATTCCAATTAAAATAGATGGCCAGTCTGCATTAATTCGATAATTTGTAAAATTATTCGGATTGCAGTCTACACTAAAAGTTACTGTGTCATTTGAATCTAAATTAGTAACAAGTTCACTCCACCATTGTTTATTTTTATAACTACCGTTTGTAATTATTTCAATTATAGCCCCGTTAGTTTTTAAAAAATTAACTAATCTAAATAAGTCTGGATAATATATAGGATCTCCGTAATTGCCGCACAATAAAACTCGAATATTTTTTAAAGATATGTCCAAAAAATTTTTTAAATCTTCTAAATTTAAATTATTATTCTGCCAGTTTTTTTGTTTAAAAGTTTCTAAAAATTTTGTTCTTGCACATCTTGGACATTTTAATGTACAAATATTTGTGGGTTCAAGATGCAATCCATTTATTGTCATAATTTACTCGATATTAATTTAATTTTTAATGAATTTGTTTCTGTCGCTTGCAAAATTGCTTTCATAGTAAACAATTTCCCATATGTAACTACTGCATCCGAAATGTCTTTCACACGTTCATTCCAGACTGGAAAGCTCACTGACCATCCATATTCCAATGCACAGTCAATTAATTGGCGACCGGGCCATACTGACCGGCCTTGTTTATTTACATGTCGATCAAAATCAGGAACCACAATAACTTGCTTCCCCAAAGATTCTATTAGTTCAGCTTGTTGCATAGTAATGTTGTTAGATAATACAGCTACACCATCTAAGGCCATAGCGTCAAATACACCTTCACATACTATAATAAATTTATTGTCCTTGTGTTGTTGATCTAAATTAAAAACAAATTGACTGGGATGATCACTGTGATATTTTGGCATAATGCCGTCTACAAATGTTCTTGCAGTGTAACCAACAATTTTATTTTGATAACGAAAAGGAATAATAACTCTATGACTTAATTTATGTTCTACTTGAGGAGTCCAATAACATTCATATCGTTGCATGTCTATGCGTCTTTGGTAAACATAATCAACCGCAATCATAAACTCATGAGGAAAATCTTTGTCAGCCAAATGATAAAACTCTGCTATGGCCATAAAACTTTGTGCTTCTGAGGGCAATGTTCTAGGTTCAAATTCAATCGGTTCTTCAGGTTCCCCAATTTGATCAGGTTGGATTAGTTCTCGAACTCTTAGTGCTTCAATGACCAATCTTTGTACATCGTTGTCATCAGTGCCTAACCATTTTAAAAAACGACGATATTTGAAACTTAGTGGATATCCGGGAGTATAACTACTTTTCCATTGACAATTGAAGCAATGATAGGATATGCCGCCATTGGCATTAGTTTTGATGCCTCCGCGGCCACGAGTATCTGCGCTATGACCATTATGGTGACAGCACACTGAGTTAAAACTGATCCAACCACTTTGACTTGTTTTTCTTTTGGCAGGTAGTTGGTTCAGTGTAAAATCTTGAACCGCATTGAACATCTATATATTGTACTGCATTTTTTGAGCGAAATCAACTTATTTCCTGCCAGTTAATGCTAGCATAGATGTCTTGATTAGTGCCGGTAGTCCCATAATAATTGAATGTGTATAAGCAACATCAGTAAATGGGTCACGTACTAATTCATAAGTAAAAGAAACACTTTCTTGAGTAGGTTCACTTGCACTTTGATTGCTAAAATTAATTTATGGGTTCACAAAGGTTGTACTATTTTGATTTACAGCACTTTGATAAACTGTACCTATTTCTGTTACAGTGATAACGGTACTTGCCCCGCTCGCTGGCAGTACGCTGATAGTTTTACCAATTCCACCCATGTTAATATAAGTAGGTATGTTCTGTGGAATTTGTCCTATATTTGAACTAAGAGTTGCTGCTGCATTAATAGCATAAACGCAGGTAGTATTTGCAACCACACGAATTTTGGTACTGTTTAATGAGTTAGCACCCGCAACGTTTGCGGCTGTTGATGTTACGACTGTATAACTGGCCATATTTCAATCCTATTTCTTATATTTATATAATTAACAAATTAAGGCACTAACAATAATTTGGTAAACCCTGAGCTTATTGCTTCAGTATTTGATCCACCATAAGGGTTGGCACTAGCAGTTGCAGTAAGGGCAGAGCTAGGTTTTGTAAAATTTCCTGTGTATACTGCAAGTCCTTTAACAAATCTGAAATTTGTAATGTAACCCACAAAAGCTGAATTGGTTGCAAAAGTGTTTGTATTACCTACTACAAATGTTGTAGCATTTTCTGTAATATTATTTGTATCGGTAATTTGACTGCCGCGAAGTGTGCCGTCTCTATACACTTTTGTAATGCCTGATTGTCTTACCACTGCAAAATGATACCAAGTACTTGTAGTAGTTGAGCTTGCCGAACTATATCTAACACTATTGTTTGCCCAGTAATAGAAAGTTGCACTTTCGATACTGACGCCGATTTTTATGTTTGGATAATCGTCGACCGTAAAAAGTCTCTGAAATTGTGCCGTACTTGTTTGATAAGAAAACCATTCAACAGTGAAATCACCTGTGCCAACTGCCCAATCATTACTGCCAGGAGTGGTTATATATGAGTTCACAGAACTACTAAATTGATAACTATTGCCACCACCGACAAATGGACTGACATTCTGAACAGATACAGAACTGCCTAACGTCAATGTAGGATTAACAAAACTGCTGGGTTGATCGACCAATCTTTTTGCAGACATTATTTGTAACATTATGCCAGCCATGTTATGTTAGCCCTGTGCCGTTAATAAACCAAGTGTCTGTGGCCACTTTCATCAAGGTAGCCATACCATAATTGCCTAATGTACGTGAAGCTGATGTACTATTTCCAGCAAGATACATAGTTACTCCACCAGCTGGACTAACGGTCAGATTAGCAGTCCCCTGCTGAATAATGCTTATGGCTGCTCCTATTTGAAATGCCACCGTAGCATTGTTTGGTACTGTGATTACATTTGCACTGTTTGAACTGAAGTAATGTTTGCCTGCATCGGTTAAAGCCAATGCGGCATTGCTGGTAAATATGATCTGGGGAACATCTCTGTAACCTATAGCAAAACCGTTTGTTGTGCCAGTTATGTTACCCACTGCCGAAACATTGCCAAGTGATGTTAGATTTAATGTAGTTATGCCGAGTGTAGTAAATTCTGTGCTGCCTATATTGTTTACCCCAACGACGATACTACCATTAGCTGTGGGTATGTCTATTGTACTTGTACCGTTTGTGATGGCTGTGCCGTCAGGTAATCCAGTAAGTTGGCTCCCGTCGCCTATGAAGTATGGTGCGGTGATGTTGCCGGGAGCAGTCAGCACACCGTCTGTGCCAAATGTCCAGGTCCAGCTGTTACCTGTAATATCACTGTCAGTTTCGATAGTAGCACCATAACCCAAAGGTGCTACTATTCTGAATGCGGAACCGCCGCCTCCGCCGGGTTCATCACCGATAAAGGTATTGCCTTCAAACTGAATGTAGTTGGGCACTTTCAGATCGCCACCGGTGTCAAAGGTCCATGTATTCGTTGCAGCAGTTGTTATAGTTACATCGCCGTCCGATAAAGAAATGTTTATGTTGCTTGTGCCATTTGCAATAGAAGAACTACTTCCTGCAGGTCCAGTAGGACCCTGGGGTCCTGTATTACCAATTGGTCCTTGCGGACCGGTGTCACCTGTAGGCCCAGCTGGTCCTTGCGGACCGGTGTCACCTGTAGGCCCAGCTGGTCCTTGTGGTCCTTGTGGGCCTGTGTCACCAGATGGTCCTTGTGGACCCTGAGACCCTGTGTTACCAGCTGGTCCAGCTGGTCCTTGTGGTCCTGATGGACCAACAGCAGTATTACCATTTACTGTTAAATTTCCTGACCCGTCAACACTTAAAGCTACTCCACCCAAATAAATGGTATTATTACTAACCCATAACTCACGCCATTGATTGGTTGAAGACCCCAATGAATAAGTTACATTCGAACCAGGAATAATGTTACCATTGACAATTAAACTACTGTTAGCAACAATTTGACCTACACCATTGGGTGTCAACGTAATATTAGCGTTAGCAGTACGCCCCGTAATTTCTTGACCACTTATTAACAAATTTCCTGTACTACCTACAATATACCCGCCTTCTGTAACTCCATCATGCACATTGATGCTGTAATCGCTAGTATTGATGGTAATTTCACCTTCTGCACCTGTGTAAGTAGAACTTACATTTGCATTTCCTCTTTTAAACTGTACAGTTT